CAGTGAAACAGCTGCGGAATCATCAACGCATTTCAGGCTTACAATACCGGCTCCACCAACCCACAAAGCTCTACAGCCAGTGAGATCAGTAGAATCGGAAGGAGTAACAGCCGCAACACGTCGAGCGGAAAACAGAGCGGTTGGATTAGAAGGTGTAAAATCTGGCATGGTGCCTCAATAAAAATAGGGGGGATTTCTCCCCCCTTGTAACTACAACGCCTTGGTGAATTTAAGGTAGTAGAAAGTTACGCCATTTGACACAACTACGAAGCAGTTAGTGTCAGTGTCGTTATCTTTTACAATACCTACAAATCCAGTCCCGACAGTAGCAGGAGCGCCGAACGAAGTCGTAAGCTCTGCATTTGTTGGGGTAGTGTCGTTTACATTGTTAATTGCCATTTTGGTACGAACGCCACCAGCTGTAGCAACTACGGCGTTGGTGCTCGTGACCGTTGTGAAAGTGCCGTTTGACACCTCCACAGCTTGCTCCGGTGGCATACCGAGCCCGATCAGATTGATTGTACTTGGCATAAGCCCTCGCAAATGTGGGGGGCTTTTACACCCCCCATGTTATTAGTTGCCGAGTCGCAATACACCCCATGATTGAACCTCAGCGGCTGCCGCAGTAGCACCAACCGTTGTAAGTCCAAGCACGTTAGGCAATTTAACGAACGATCCGCCGGAAGCGTCATCAGCTACACCACCAGTTGCGGTTGTGTAAACTGTAGCTTTGCCAGTGTAGTTGATAAATCGAGCTTTGATTCCCGATCCACTTCCTCCACCAGCATCACCACCTACCCACACCCACACATACTCGTTAGTTGAAGCAGCTGCTTGAACGGCTCCAAAATAACGAGGAGTGACAGCTGCCTCGGTATTGTCCATCTGAACGACAGAGTAATCATCCTTGATTGAAACCCAATCATACTGCGTAAGAGCCTCACCAGCTTTGCAGAAGATAAAAATACCCTCTGGGCTGCTTCCAACCGCACCAAGTGAAGCTGGAAGAGTTGGCACTGACGAAGCATCGAATGACTTCGTATAGTTTACTCCGAATGATCCTGATCCTGACATAATCTGTTACCTCCCTAATTAAGCGTAAATAACAGCCTGAAGCGCAGGAGCAGAGCAGCAAAGGTTTCCTTCAACGATAATAACCGTGAAGAAAGCATCCTGATCCACTGGTCGAGCCATCTCTGGAGCGAGAGGCTTGAAGTCAGCGCCACGAACCATGTCGAAAGTCCAATACTTCGTGTTCAGAAGTCGGCAAGAATTGGTCTCAAGTACAGACGAACCATATCCACCGTCAAACACGAAATCGCAACCGTCATACTGCAACACACGGAAACCAGCTACCGCCTTTTTGGTTGGGAGCTGAATACGCTGAATAGCAGTAAGAGAGCTGTGGAGATACTTCCAAGCTGTTCGATCCATAAGTCCAAGATCAGGCTGCTCATCACCACGAGTTACCTGAGAAATCAGGTCAGTGATGGTCTCCTGAACATTGGAAGCGGAAAGAGTTGTATTCTGAGCAATGTTACGAGCCCAGGTGTTAGCCGTACGGTCAATAGTTCCGTATGTACCGGACGAAGGAGAAGTCGAAACTGCCTTCTTTATACCGTCAAACTCAAGTCCTCCCGAGCCAGTTCCATCTCCACGAAGAGAGGTAGAAACAGTATTCTTAAGACGGCTGATAGCAGCCTTCATCTTCATCTCTGCGAGATCAAGAAGCTGAGCCTCATCACGGTTTGCACGGCGATCACGTCCCGAAATCGCTACAGGCTCATAAACCTGCTTGATAGCGAATCGAAATGCGGTTGCATCGTCGATAGCGGAAAGGTCAAAAGAATCAAATCCAGAGTAGAAACCACCTACAGCTGCATCATTGTACATGATGGGCTTTCGGAGTTCATATCCACCGGAAAATTTACGAATAAGACCCTGATCGTCAAGCGAAGCCAATAGCGGATTATGATGCAAAACCTCGTCCGCTATGGCATCCGATTGATCGAACAGCGTACTCACGATCGCTTCTTCAAGATTAGCCATTTTAGTTATCCCTTTTAGTTTATGGGACAACTTTGTTGGCTATTCTCCAGAAAGGCGACGCCGCAGGTTGTCCCGAATATCTTTCGTTACGATCCTGGGAGTTCCACTGCCAGCGGAGCCAGATATTGATTTAGCAGCCTTTTTCGCCTTTTCTGTGGCTACTTGTTGCTGCTGTATTGTCGGCGTTGCCTGGAGTTTTTGCATCAATCCAGAAAACGTCGGATTGCCGTTTACCACGTAATTATAAGCCGTTTCTAGGATCTCGTCTGTTGAGCTATAACGACCTGTAGTGGATAAAGCCTGTACCACGGGTGCCATCTCAGCTTCTAACTGCGAAGCTGTTTCAGGGTCACGGAACAAAGGCTTCCGACTCATAAATGATTCTACAGTGCGTTGGTTCATGTACTCAACAGCCTTTTTTTCCTGGTCTTGTTGAATAGCCTTGTACCTGTCCTCTGCAATCTTTTCAGCCTCTTCTCGTGTCAGATAGTTTTGTGGCTGAGACGGTGTTTGACCTTTATGAACAGAATGATCGAATAAATCCTCAACCGACAAGCCATAGGCACCGAGCCATTCAATGGCAGTTTCTACTGGATTGTTTTGCATGGCTTTGTCCCATGCCACGGATCGTCGAGTAACATCGGCAACGCTAATTCCGTCTCTAGCGTATTCGTCCTCATATTGCTTTAGTACGTTATAAACGCTCGATGTTTGCTCTCTGAGTTGATTGAGTTCCTGTGCTTTTTTGTCGTATTGCGTCCGAGTCTCGTACGCTCTGCGGTTTAAATAGGATTGAAGGATATGAGCATTTTCGGAAGTAGGATTAAGAAAAGCTTCTTTTTCCGTTTTGTTCATGTCAGCTGGTGGCGCAAGCGGTACCTTTTCCGTTACTGGAGCAGGCGTTTGTGCTGTTGGCTCACTCTCTGTCTCATTTTCCTGAACAGCTTCCTCTGTACTTTCTTGCTCTTCCTGCTGTTTAAATTGCTTGCTAAGAGCTTGCCGAATTGAAACCTCAGCCATTTCTCGCTCTGGGGTCACTTCTGTGCTTTCTATTTCTTGGTTGTTATCGTCCATTGCGGTACCTGTCTATCATTGCGTTTTTTAATTTGCTTACTAAGTCACGTTCAGTACGTCCCGATTCCCGGTCAGACTGATAGCCTTTGTCGTAAGCGTCACCCACTTCTATAGCGCCAGCGGCCCTGTATGCTGCTCTTAATTTGCTCTTACTTGTATAAATCTCTTTTGGATTCAATGGATTGCGGGTCGGTTCCATCTCATCTTGAATGAATAAGTCACGAGCGTTTGATTGTGCTCGTTTTGCTACTTCTTCAATGGGCACTACTCTTTGTTGTTCGTGACAATACTGGAACAGTTTGTATTTCATCAGTCATCCAGAGCTAAGGCCATTAGTAGGTAGCGAATCCGTTTTGTTCGCTCATCGCCCTTAATTTCCCCCGGTCGCACATCATCATACAATTTTGATTTAAGAATTGCACCTAGCTTTATCGGGTCTAATTCAGCCGGTAATACAATATCTTTTTGCCTAGCCTGGAGGAGCTGCGCTGCTATTGCTTCCTCTAGGGCGTCATCCTCACGCTTTTTACGCCTTTTCCGGTATACGTCAAGAATATCACTCGTGTCCGGTGTAACAACCGTTCCGCCGTACTGCTTAGGATTAAGCAATAGAAGTAAACTCATGCGGCTTTGATTATATAGTTTACCACTAGGTAGGGAGGATTGTTTGTGCCTGTATTTGAAGGAGTGGTAGATCCGCTAGTCATTGCTGCGTTACCGTCAACACCTCCAGTAACTAGACCTATTTTTCCAGCAAATGCACCAGAAGCATGAGTGTGACTATCAGTTGAAATACTATAGAAAGTTGGACCACCAGATCCACCTTGCGCTGCTACTCCGGCAGAACTGCCACCTCCGGATGTAATGGCATAAATTCCAAATGTATGAGTATGGGATCCAGAGCTTGTAATGTTCAAATCGGCTCCAGTTCCCATGCCATGATAATGCGCTGGAACGGTGTGAGTATGCGCCGGAGACGTATGAGCATGATCAACGGCTCCGCCTGTACCTGCTAATGTGTTTCCAGTTCCCGACGCAGCTTTACCCATAGGAAAGCGTTGGCGTAAGTCTGGGAGGCTAAAAGTCGTTCCACTAACTGATCCATAGGTGGTGCCGATGACGCCAAACAATTTAGGATAATCAGCACGATTTAAAGATGAGCCATCGCAGATAAGCCAATTAGCTGGTGCGGTATTAGTATACCAAATCATTCCAGCACCAACGGGAGTATCGCCACCAAAAACAGGCATTAGCTAATCTCCGTCACTCTCATTGAACCGGTTGGCGAAGCATCCCAGATAGCGTCAATAGCGCCCGTATACATGGGGATCGGTAGTTCTAATGTTTGGCCTGGAGTGAGCTTATAACTAAAACTTGTGGTGCTAGCGGTGGCACCAAGTTTTACATACACGTTTTTATCCGTGTCATTAGTCATGATAGCCATACGTCTATTGGCGTTACTGGCTAAAATGCTGGTGCTTACAGCTGCGGAAACCACGCTTGTCACAGATGATGTTGAATACGTGGCTGCTACAACGGCTGGCAAACTCGCAATGTCTACGTCACCTATGTTGTTGTTTCCAACCGGTAACGCAGTCGATATCGTAACTGCGCCAGTGTTACAGGTCGTTACCTTACCATTCAAGGTTGAAAGCGTTGATTCTGTGGCCGCCCCAGTTGGCAATGAAACAGTGCCGGTAACATTAGCAATGTTCCATGTTCCAGATTGTGTAGCCGCTACAGTGCCATCAACTGTAATCGATCCAGCGTTGTCTGAAATTGGAATGGCTGTAGTAAACGGATTGGCTTGAGAGGCCAAAGTCACATTTGGCAAAGTCAGCACATCCACATCGCCAATGTTATTGGAGCCGGACGGTAATTGTGTGCCTATTGTAACTGAGTTTGTGTTACACGCTGTAACCTTAGAATTAAGGGAAGATAGTGTTGACTCGGTTGCTTTAGCAGCCAAAGTGCTTTCAGTCGCAGCTCCGGTTGGTAACGTGATTGTTCCACTGATGTTGTTGATGTTCCAAGTGCCGGACTGCGTAGCCGCAACGGTACCGTCAACGGTTATGGATCCGCCATTGTCTGAAACAGGTACTGCACTCTGGTCGGAGGCTATCACAACCGGCAAACTGTTTGCCATCGTGTTTTGACCAACAATACCAGTAATGTCACCGATGGCAGTAATCAGCGAGCCAGAAGGATTGACCTTTACGTTGTAATAGGTGCCGCCTCCGGTGCTAGATCGGCCTGCGATAATGGCTCGTGTTAAATTGGCCAGACTATAATCAGTTAGTGTTTCAGTAATCGGATTGTAGTCTGAGGTTGTACCCGCTGCCCAACATGCTGTGTAAATGGATAAATCGGTAACACCATCAGCACTTTTTACACACTCAATCTTCATTGGAAGATTTGGCGTTTGAATAGAAGGAGCAAGTTGAGAATTAGGTATTCTGATTGTGTGGTATGTTACCCATTTTGCGTCAGGACTAAACACTTCGAAGATAAACGACGCAGAACCAAGCCACGCAAACCTGATACGGTAGAGGTTACTATAGGTAAGGTTGATTGCTTCTGGAACACCAGCTCGTGTAAAAATAGACCCTACCGATCCGTCAAGTGGATCACCGTTCCAACTTGCTCTAGCTATAAATGTATCACTAGCGCCACTACGAAGCGTTACACCAAATGTTGCGCCCTCATAACCAATAAAGGCACCGTTGTTGGTATCGTAAATCCCTATACGCTGAAAACTATTTGCTACGCCAGTCGTAAAAGCAGCGGTAAAAAACGCATACTCTTCATGCGCTGGCCGGTAGTTGCACTTGTAAACTGACTCGCCCCTCGCAGCGCCGTTTACGTTAGTCCCAGTTCTATATCGTGCATGTCCGCCGGAAATAGTGGCCGAACCACCGGCTGCAGTAGTGTTGGTGATAAGGTTGGTGTCAAACGAGTCAAAAAAACTTAGCTCTATTTCGTTGTTTCTACGACCGCCTACACTAACACCCAGAATGTCTGAGTTTGTGGTAATGTTAAAATACAGGCCACCGGCAATAGCTGCGTTTATGCTTTGAAGCGTGGTTTCCGTCGCAAAGTCAGGAGACGTAAGATCCTCGCTAGCAGCACCACCCCAATCAATGGCAACGACTTGAGTTTGCTCTCCAGCTTTGTCAATGGTGCGAACGGGAATATCAGCATTTACGCTCGTTGGCGCATTTGAAACAGTTACATTATCGGCCATGGTTTAATCCTCTGGTCCTTCTGTTCCTAACTTATGCTCTTTAGTTTCTTCTGTCTCTGTTTCTTCGTTTTCTTCGTCGTAATCCTCAAGCTCTATGCTCGGATTGCCCATTTCGTCGGTAACTACTTTTCCACGACGTTTACCACGTTTTGGCATGATGTTGTTAATTACGATTGGGTTCGACTTGCTTTCCTCTTTTGGAGTAGTCGTTAAGTTTTGCATTGCGATTCTGATTCGCTCTAATTCATTTTCCGAATTAAGGCGTCGTTCTTCCATGAGTTTCTCAGACTCACTCATGCGAATACGCATTTGTTCTAACTCTAGTTTTTGTATCTCAAGAATCTGAGCCATGCGGTTAGTTTCTTGAGCAATAGCGGCTTTGTTTGCTTCGCCTTGAGCAGTTGATTGAACCTTCATCATATCCACTTGGACTGAATTGGATTTAATCTGCAAATCTTGTTGAGCTAACCCAAGTTCTTGTTGCTTTAGATATTCTTCAAATTGTTGTTTCTGAATGGCTAACTGCGCCTCAAGCTGATCCCGCTGCATCTTTAGTTGTTGTTCTTGGTATGCAAGCTGATTCTTGGTCGCTCTGTCTTGCATATCCATTTGAGCAGCTTGTAGCCTAGCTTGAGATTCTACCTGAGCTATCTGTAACCGGCCCTGGACTTCAAGAGTCGTTGGATCCGGCGGCGGCGGTTGCATTGCAGCTTCTTCCTTCGCCTTAGCGATGTCACCAATTTGTTGCAAAGCCTTCGTAAAGATTCCATCCAGTTCCTTACCTCCCTTCATGCGTTTAATCATGTTTTGAAACAGGGAAATGCTGAAATCAAGAAGCGGAGGATACTGATCAACTAAACCACGCATCTGGTCGAAAAATGCTCCAGCTCGTTCGATCAGCAAAGCGCCGTCTTGTTGTTGTTGCTGCTGATCGATAGCCACCATCGAATCAGAAGCAATCTGAATACGGTAGCTGCGTTTTTTGTTATCACGGAGAATATCGATGACCTGTTGTTTCATCTCATCGATTTTTTGCAACGGATCAGGTTGCGGAATCGGAGGTGGCATCATTTCCATGCCTGGCATACCTTCTGGTGCCATCTCTGGCATCGGTGGCGCTGGTGGAATGTAAATAGTTGGCTCAATTAAGGCATCAGCGTCGCCCACTTCAAGAATGGTCTGTTCATCGAACTGTTCTGCAATAATCGTGCCAAGGTTGCTAATAGCGTCCGAAACAAATTTGCTGAACATGTTTTGACGTACAACCAAACCGAGCGAGGACCATTGATTCTCAAGTCTGTTGGCTGTAGCTGATTTGTATTGCTCGCTAGTGCCACGAAGCAAATCTGAAACTTTCAATGTTTCGTAGAGTTGTTGTAGGCCATTAGTCCGAGCGCCTTGGAGCACGTTAAGAGCGTTTACAAACGGCTCTACAGGGTAAAACTCTACACCTGCTTGTAGCCCTCCTCGTCCTTTATAGCTTGGCCAGTTAGTGATAGGAGCGCCTTTCAAGTCACCACTAAACAACTGCTCTACGTTTGGACCCATTGCAGCGTCGTAAAGAAAGTTTGTTCTGATAGCCTGAGTAACGGCATGAATACGAGTCGTGAGTCTCTCTACCTCAAGAATCTGATCACGAACGTGAGTGTAATCAGAAACAGGAATGACCGAGTCAGGGTCATTGGACTGACGAATGACTGAGCATGGATAAAACTTTTCAAATTTGGTTGGTGGTTCTGACGATTCGATGATTTGTTTATCACCGTTCTTTTGTAGCCAATAAACCTTGCCCGTAGCTTCACACCAAATCTCGTGTAACTCTGCCTTGCCTTCAAACTTATCGTCTTTTCTTGCTAGGTCTTTTTTGCTTACTTCTGGGAATGAGTCATAGGACAACTCATCAGCAACTTCACGACCAAACAAGGCTTCCGCTTGCATACGGTCGAGGTAAGCTCGTCTAGCTTGCCACTCAATTTCATCCTCGGTGCGAGCGTCTGAGCAGTCGTAATCGTTGTATTGAACAATGTCTAGCAATGCTTTCTCGCTAGTCTTTTGCTCTACCTCTAACGAAGCCATTAAGATGTTACCCTCACCAGGCGTGAGAATACTTGTGTCGCCGGTATAAGGTGTGCCACTACCGTCAATAAGTTGACCGGTAGGGTCTTTAATTACTGCTATTTCTTGTAGGACTTTTTCAAACTTGGCAGCGTACCTTGCCCAAAGCACACTTTGACCCGTGAGCAAAAACTGTAGTGCTGCGTTATAACCTACCTTGTCAAAGTCAAAATGTAGATCCATCACGTACTGCGTATTTCGTTCTAGAATTACGCTGCCAAGTTCATAGGGTATGCCACCGGACCGTTTGCGAAGATTAACTTCCGCTTTCGGGGTCGAAGAGTAATAGGCTGGCAAAAG